TTAGCTTGCGAGGTGATACAGCGCTTTGATTAGCTTGGCGACGAGTTGTACAAGGATGGGGCCTTGCGTCAGCATCGCGTTTATACCTGTCAGTATAGACGCGATAGCGGTGACGGACTTCGCGAGATTCATGAGCTTATCAGGGCGCTGATCTTTTTTTGTCCTTTTCCGTTTCATAGCTTTTTCCTCCTTTCCGATTTTTTCCGCTTTGCTTGCGGTGCCGTCACAGTATCACGGCGAATTTTATCTTGTCAAGAGATTTTGAAAAAATATTTTTTTGGCGTCCGTTTATGCGGACGTCTTTTTTTGTTATATAAAGTCGTTGAAGAATTAATCAACTTGATTTTATATTTCTTTATATATACTAGCGCCATACAGAGAAGCAAGCATATAAAAAAACGCACGCGTGCCACGCGCAGAGCGCCCCACTTGCGCGTTTGAGTACAGAACGAAAAACTTGCAAGGTACTTCCTGGGGGGGTGGGGGTATAGCGGGGCGGAAGAGGCGCGGCGTTTTTGGCTATAAAGCACCTTTTTTGGGGTGACTTCCTTCCGCAAATCGGGGCGGGAAGCTAAAAAAAGCTACCTTGTAAGGCAAGCAAAACGGAGAGGGAGAAAAAGCGGAAATGAGAGGGGGGACATTTGAGGCATGGAAGTGAACCAGAAAGAACTTGCAGCGTGCCTCGGGATCACCTCCAGAAGAGTGAGACAGTTGCGCGAAGAAGGGCTTTTCCAATTCGCACCAGGAAGCAAAAGATATTCTTTGGAAAAATGCGTTCAAGAATATATAGAATTTAAGATAGACGAAGAAACTGGAAGAAAAGGAAACCTCGATAAAGAAAGAGTAAGTGCAGAGCATGAGGAAATAAAAAAACAGATATCTGAAATCAAGTTAAAGCGATTAAAAAGAGAGATGCATCGCGCCGATGATGTTGAATTGTTTTTGACGGACATGCTACTACACTTCAAACAAAAATTGACATTGTTGCCGCCAAAATTGGCGATTGGAATAATTGGAGAGACGGACGTAAATCTGGTTGTGAAAAAAATAGAAGCGGGGGTAAAAGACGCGCTTTCCGAGCTGGCAGAGTACAATCCGGACGAAATAGAGCGAACAGAAGAAACAACAGAGGGTGAGGAAGGCGAAGAATGAGCGACAGGGAGCGGCAGAGAAGGAAAACTGCGAAGCTGTTTCGGCGCGTGATTCGGAGCACATTAAGCCCGAAGGAAACGCTTACGGTATCTGAATGGGCGGAGCGATACCGGGTGTTGGACGGCACATCAAATATACAGGGCAAATGGTCCAATGATGTGACGCCGTATTTGCGCGGGATTATGGATAGCTTTGTGGATCCGGCAGTCAGAAGAATCTACTTTTGCAAGGCGTCACAGATTGGCGGCACGGAGGCCATGCTGAACATGCTCGGGTACATTGTGACGGAAAGTCCGGCACCGACGATGATTGTCTATCCGACAGATGATTTGGGGAAAGAAGTGTCAAACCTGAGAATTAAGCCCGCATTCCGGCTGATTCCGGAGGTCAAGAAGGTTTTCAAAGAGCAGGAGTCGAAGGAACTGGAGTTGAGGTTTACGACGATGACGCTATTCCTGAACGGCGCGGGAAGCCCGTCAAAGCTGGCGTCGAAGCCGATTAAGTATCTCTTTTTTGATGAGATTGACAAGATGGGCGGAGCGTCAAAGAAAGAGGCGAGTCCGTTTAACCTGGCGCTGGAGAGAACAAAGACATATAGGCCGCAAGAGAAAGTGTATGCGTGTTCTACGCCGACATTGCGCGACAACTACATTTGGAATCTGCATGATGGAGCAGATGAGGTGAGGCACTATTTTGTGCCGTGCCCGAATTGTGGAGAAATGATTGAACTGCGGTTTGCGCAAATTCGCTTTGAAAAAGACGATGAGAAGCAGATGAGCATAGCAGAGCGAGCCAAGACGGCCACATATTTTTGCGAGAAGTGCGGGATGGAAATCAAGAATGAGAGCAAGCCGGAAATGCTACGGCGCGGAGAATGGCAAGCGGTCAGGAAAAGAGGAATTGGGGCACCGCGGTCGGTAGGGTTCTGGATTAATTCGCTTTATAGCGTGTTTCTCAAATGGGAGGATGTGGCAGAAGAGTTCCTGAAATCGTATGAGGATCCGGAGCAACTGCAGAACTTTACGAATTCATGGTTGGGTGAGCCGTGGGAAGACACGAAGCTGAAAACAACGGCGGACACGGTACAGGACAGGGAAACAGAGGAAGAAGAATTTGTCGTACCGTCCTGGGCTGTTTTCTTGACGGGTGGAGTCGATGTTCAGGAAACAAGTCTGTATTACACGATTCGAGCGTGGGGAGAATACACGACCTCGCAGAACATAACGCACGGGCAGGCCTTGGGATTCGAGGAAATAGCCGATGCTATGAATCGGGAGTACAAGACAGCAGACGGAAGAAAGATGGTTGTGAAGCTCTGCCTTGTAGACTCCGGATATCAAGCGGACAGCACATATGATTTTTGCGTGAGCAATTCAGACTGGGCGCTGCCGGTAAAAGGTTCGTCCAATCCGATGAGGGACAGATACAAAATCAGCAAAGTAGACCGGCAAGGCTCGCGTGCATACGGAATGCAACTTGTCCTGGTAGACGGCAGTCAGTTCAAGGATTCTATTTCAGCGCGGATGCGGCGCGAAAACGGAAAAGGTTCATGGATGGTATATCGGGGATGCGATGAGGAATACAGACAACAGGTGACGGCAGAACACAAAGTCGTTGAACGTTCCGGCGGAAAAGAGAAAACTGTATGGAGATTGAAACATTCACATGCGGATAATCACTATCTGGACTGCGAAGTTTATGCGATGGCGGCGGCTGAAATGTGTGGAGTGAGAAGTTTGCATCTCGCGACAGTACAAGAAAATGAGCAGGAAGAAACGCCGAAACAACAGCGAAAAGAAGAAGGCTGGATTCAGAATGTGGACGGCTGGATGGAGGGATACACATGAGCGACGAAGCAATTAACGTATACGGGACACCGGAAGAACAGCTGAACACAATCAACGAAGCGATTTACACGATTCTTAAGGGCGGTCAGAGTTACAAAATCGGAACGCGCGAGCTGGTACGAGCGAATTTGAATCAGCTGTTAAAGATGCAAAAGCAGCTACAGGCAACAGTACAGGGCGGAGAACCGTCAAACTTGCTTGCGGATACGTTCGTCGCAGTATTCCAGGGACGGTGAGAAATGGACATTTTAGGGAAAGTGATCGGAGTTTTTTCGCCGGAAAGAGCGTATAAGCGGGCGGCATATAAGCAAGCCTTGCATGAACTTGAACGTGCGATGAGCTATGACGGCGCGAGTTTCAGCAATGTGCATTCAAACACGAATTGGTATGCAGAGAACTTACCGGCAGCTTGGGCAGATGCAGGCGAGAGAGATGTATTGCGAGCGAGAGCACGGGACCTTGAGCGGAACTCGGATGTGATGAATGCCATTGTGGGGGCGTTCAAGAGAAATGTGTATGGAGCCGGATTCCGGCTGAGATCAACGGTCGAGTCTGAGGAGTTGCGAGAGGAAATAGAACGCGCCTGGGAAATTTGGTGTAAGAAAGAGAATTGCGATGTGACCGGAACGCAGAGCTTTGATTCCTTGATGCGCATGGCAATCCGGAGAAAAAAGGTCGATGGCGGAATTCTGATTCTGAAAACGCACACGGCGGGTGGATTCCTGCCGTTCAAACTGCAGGCACTGGAAGTCGATGCGCTGGATGAAACGGCAGTGGCGCATGGTAACAACAAGGTGATTGGCGGAATTGAATACGATATCTACAACAAGGCAGTTGGGTATCACATCAAGCAGTTTGCGCCGGACGGATTCACGGAGACGGAGACAAAGTTCTATCAAGCCAAGGATGTGATTTTCTATTTCACGAAGAACAGGCCGACACAGCTAAGAGAGGTGTCAGACCTTGCAGCGACAATCACGCGCGTAAGAGATATCAATGAGTTCATGAGATCGCTGGCGGTGAAAGAGAGATTGCTTGCCTGCCTGAGCGTTTTCATTAAGCGGGATTCGCCGCCGACGACAGGGCGGGGATATGGCAGCGTTGACGACGGTTATATGGGCAAGATGATTTCGCCCGGAACGATTAACTACTTGTCGCCCGGAGATGATATCAGCGTAGTTCAGCCGAACATGCAAGCTACGGATGCCACGGCGCACATCAAGCAGCAGATTAGAATGCTCGGGAGCGGGCAGGGTCTAAGCTATGAACTCGCGTCGCGCGATATGTCTGAGACGAACTATTCTTCGGCACGGCAGGGCGCAATCGAGGATGATCTGACATTTGAGGAAGAGCGGCAGCAGCTAAAGGACGTGATGGATGAAATTTTTGAAGAATTCATCAAGGCACTGTATTTGTCCGGAAAGCTGAGCGACGGGAGACCGGCAGACGGAAGTTTCTGGGAGAAAAACCGGTACGAATATTCGCGACACACCTGGATTAAAGCGCCAAAGAAGTGGATTGATCCGGCGAAAGAGGCGGCGGCCAACAAAGACGCGCTACTGACAGGGCAAAAGACCTTTGCGGATATGGCGGCGGAAAACGGAAAAGACTGGAAAGAGCAGCTGGAGGAAATGGCCAAAATCCAAAACTACGCCGCAGAACTGGACGTGGATTTGGTGGGGCAGTTGCTGGGGGCAAGAAAAGAGGAAGAAGCGGGGGATGAGAAAGACGAAGAATAAAACAACGCGGGCAAGGGAACAGTGCAATATGCAAGGGGAAATGTGGACGCGGGAGACAGCGCCGGAACGAGAGCTTCGGAGAGAGTTCGGAAACGCACAGATTACGGCGGTGGGAAGCGGCAACGAGGACGGAGAGAGTCGGGAGGTTGAGCTTTCCTTTTCGTCGGAAGAGCCATACGAGCGCTGGTTTGGAACGGAGATTTTAGACCATAGCGAAGGTTGCGTGAATCTAAAGAGACTGCGAGAAATCGGGTGCGTGCTTTTCAATCACGATAGGGACTATGTTCTCGGGAAGGTGATTGAAGCGTGGGTTGAGAACAGACGCGGCAAAGCGAAAATCAGATTCGATGAAGACGCGGAAGCGGAAAAGATTTTCAGGAAGGTAATGTCCGGAACGCTAAAAGGCGTATCGGTAGGATATACGATTGACAACTGGGAAAAGGTGGAACAGGGAAAGAAGTCAATCGATGGTAGGTTTGAGGGAGAGTGCTATATTGCAACGCGCTGGATGCCAACAGAGATTTCCATTGTGTCGGTTCCGGCAGACGAAAGCGTTGGTGTAGGAAGAAGTGCAGAAAACATGATGACAAAGGGAGGAGACAAAGTGGCAAAGAAAACGGGAGAGACAGAAGACCAGATGAGAAGTAATGCGGCAGGGGGAGAAATCCCTGACAACGCAACGCGCGGCGGCGCGGGCGAGGAGAGCGCGCAGGCACCTGCAAGCGCAGAGGAAAGAAGCGCAAGCGAGGAGAGAGACGAAGCGGTGAGAACTGCGGTGCAGAGAGAGCGGCAGAGGGTTGAAGAGATCAACGGCATGGAGCGAGAGTTTGACGTTGACTTGAGCGGCATGATCAGGGACGGAAGTTCCCTGGAAACAGTAAGGGAGTATGTATTGAACGAGTTGAGAAAGCATGCGGCACCGGCAGCGCAGGGAGCACGGACCGGCGAGAGCGGACAGGACAGATATGTAAAAGACATGACGGACGCGATGCTGTTAAAGAGCGGCGTTCCGGTAGATGAGGCGAGCGACGCCGCGAGAAGACGCGCCGGAATGAGTCTCAGAGCAATCGGTGAGGAATGCCTGGAGAAGTTCGAGGGAGCGTCTGGGACAAGAGAGATGAGCGGCGATGCGCTTTTCCAGACACTGACCAGACAGTTTTTCAACCCGACGAGTGCATTTCCGGCAATCCTCGACGCGACAATCAGAAAGACGATTGTGCAGCAGTACGAGGCTGTCGATACGACGTTTCAGAAGTGGACGACGAAGGGAACGCTACAGGATTTCAAGGAGAACCGAGACCACGAGTATGCCATGGGCGGGCTGTCGGCATTTGAAAGAGTTCCGGAGAACGGTGAGCTGAAAGAAGATAAGCCGAAGACGACCCTTCTGCCGACGAGAAAGCTGGACACCTATGCGAAGAGCTTCAGCATGACGCGAGAGGCGTTTATCAATGATGATATCGGCTTTCTGACCAGAGTTCCGGCACTGTATGCGCAGCGGTACAAGACAACGATCGATGAGATGGTGTACAGCAAGATTTTCGAAAACGGTGTGACGTTTGACGGCGTGCAGCTTTTCCACACGAATCACAATAACATCGCGAGCGGTGCGGGTGAGAAGCCCACGCAGGCTGTTATCCAGAAGATGATTACGATGATGCAGCTGCAGACGGACAGCTTCGGGAAGGCGGTGTATGTGCGCCCGAAGTACATCGTGGTACCGGTCGGCTGGGGCTTTGATTTACAGGTGATTTTCCATTCGGCACAGGTTGTCGGAAGCGATTTCAACGATGTGAACCCGTTACGCGGGTACCCGATTGAAATCGTTGAGACGCCGGTGTTGAACATCTTGGCGGGAAGCAACAAGGCACCGTGGTTCATGGTTGCGGATCCGAGCAGCGCAAAGAGCATTCAGGTTGATTACCTGAATGGGAAGGAGCAGCCGATCGTGGAGCGAGACCAGGTTGCGACTAAGCTTGGATTCTACTGGAAGATTTACGGCGATTTCGGCGTGAATGTGAGAGATTTCAGGGGAATTGCAAGAAATAACGGCGAAGTGATTCAGTGATGAGCGGGAGCGGGATGCAAAAGATATAGCGTCCCGCTATCGCATTACAACCTGCAAGGCCTGAGAAAAGAAAAGGAGAAAATAAAAATGACAGCAATGTATGAAATGCGCGGTGAGGCGCTTGATTACAAGAACGAAACGAGTGCCGATATCAAGGCCGGAGACATTGTGACGCTTGGAAGCAAGCGGATTGCCGTTGCCGGTTCGGACATTGATAAAAACGAGATTGGAGCGGTACATGTAACGGGTGTTTTTGCAATGCCGAAGAAGACGGCATCGGATGTGATTGCCATGGGTGTGCCGCTGTTTTGGGACGCAACGGGAATTGCGCTGACCGGAACGGTCGAGGCTGGCTATGCGGCAGCAGCGAGCAAGGCGGGCGAGCTGACCGTGAAAGTGAAGTTGGTAGGATGATTGCGCTGATGACGCTGTTCAGCGGCAATCACATGTATAGCCGGGGTGAAGTTATTCCGGATGATTTGCCGCTGATAGAGGCGATGAAAGAGTGCGGAAGCATTTGCACCGAAGAAGAGTGGGCAGAGATGCAGATACAGGGAAGCGAAAGTGGCAAAGCGACGGCGGAGGCGCTTCCTGCCGGAATCGAGGCGTCGAGTAGCACGCAAGGAAACGCAGGCGAACTACTTGTGGGAGTTCCGAAGAAGGGAAGAAAGCAAGAGAAAAAATGAGCCCGGAAGACAGAAGGCCGAACTTTAAGAGACTGGCGTTCCAGGATATCAAAAATGTTTTCTTGAATGATGATGAGTTTGGCGAGTACCACACGCTGAACGGGAAAAGGATGCTGTGCACGGTTGACGCAAACGAGGTTGAAGCACGCGGCAAGAAGCAATTTGAGCACAGCAGAATCGATGGAATTTTCGAAGACAACATGATTCTGTATGTGGCACGCAAGGACTTTGGGCAGCAACCGGCACACGGAAGGCAGCTGGATTTCGACGGCGAGAAATTCATTGTGACGGACAGCAGAGATGAGGGCGGAATGTATTCAATCACGATTCAGAGGTTCAGATCGTAATGAGCAGAATCAGCAGTGCACAGATTTATGTGAATCCGGAAGACCTGAGAAAGATTGTGGGAGCGCTGGGGAAGATTGAAAGAATCAGTGAAGAAGCGGTGCTGTCAAAAGCCGTAAACGCTACGCTGAGGAAGGCGCAAAGAGTGCTGTCACAAAAGGCAAAGATTTCCTACGCGGGCGAAGCGTCGAAAGGGATTCGGGACCGGTCGAAGATTGAAAAGGCAGTGGCGCGGGGGCTTGAGCCGGAGGGAACGTTACGTTTCCGGTCGGAACAGCACGCCATTACAAAGTTCAAATTTTCGCCGAGAAGCACGCCGACGAAGTTTTTGGAAGATACCGTAAAGCATTTCAGACGTCTGAACTTCAAAAGCCAAAAGAGACCGGACGGAAGAACGATTGGCGTGAAGGTAGGAAAGCAGAAGCGGTACTATGTGCACGCCGGACAGATTCGAGGAAACAAGGGAAAGCTGTTTCATGATGTCTTCGTTGTGCAGTTCAAGAGCGGACACATTGCGCTGGCTGAGAGAGCGGGAAAAGCAAGATTCCCGATTAACCAGATTTTGGGTTCGTCCGACATGATGATGACCAAAAGCAAAAGAGTCTTTGGAGCGGAAGAGGAAAATATTGCGAAGTTTTACACGGAACAGTGCGCAAAAAGCCTGGCACAGGCGCTGAAAAGACTGGGGAAAGCCTGATGAGCGGACAGAGAAATAAGAGAAAGTAAGGGCGGGAATCGGTGAAATGAGAGAAGCGACGGGAGCGGGAAACACGATTTTTCATTGTCAGCAGGCGTTGGCAAAAGAGATCGAGAAATTGACGACAGGGATGCTCTTTGAGGATGCGGCAAGCGGGAAGGCCGGAAGAGAAATCTTGTCGCCGATGCGAATTTATCTGCAGAATCTGCCGATTGCCGCATTTGACGTGGGAGCCTTAGAAGATGAGGCGGCAAGTGAATCGATTGAATACCAGAGCTTACAGACGGAAGACGCTTTGTGTGCGGCGCCGTGGTGCAACATCAAGATTGACAATATCAAGACTGAGGGGCCAAACGCAGAGCAGCTGGTGAAGGTCGCAATTATTTTTGGAGTATACGACAGCGGAACCGGATGCAAAGGGCATGAAGGATTGCTGAATTTATTCCAGAGAGTCACAGAACGATTCATGAAGGAACCTTTGCTTGCACATGCGTTTCGGAATGACAATGAGTTTCGCTCTGAGGTAGCAGAGGAGAACACACACCCGTATTATTTCGGCGTTACGACAACGGGATTTTTTATCAAAGCACCGGAGAGAGAACTGGAAGGAGAGTGGGATTAAATGAGAGAAGAGGAGGACAAGGCAACGGCGGCAAGGGCTGGGAAAGATGCTGTGAATGCAGCAAATGACAATCCGAAAGACCAGAAGGCAGACGGAGAGGGCGTAGCGGCAAGCACTGCCGAAACGGCGGGAGAGCCGGCAGAAAACGAAAAGAGCGCTGAGGGCAAGGCGGAAGAGACCGCAAGCGCACAGGAGGCACTGATTTATATGGGGCCTTCAAAAGGCGGGATTGCACAGAACACGGTTTTCGCTGACGGCAAGCTGGATGACAGAGCGTTGAAGGTGCAGAGCATGACACCGCGTGCGAGTTTGCTGTTTGTGCCGATTTCGCAGTTATCGGATGCGCGGAAGATGCTGCATCGGGAAGGGACTGCAATTCAGTTGGCGTACAAGGCGCTGAGAGACAGGGAGGAGTGAGAGAATGAAGTATTTGCACAAGATTGAGACCAGGGAGCGGGACCTTACGATCGCGACACCGCAGACCGCAGTTGCCGGGCTACAGGTGATTGTAGGCACGGCCCCGGTGAACATGACGGACGATCCTGCCGCCACGGTGAACACACCGATTGTCTGTGAGACATTTGATGAGGCAGAGCGAAAGCTCGGATTCTTGGAAGACTACAAGAACTATACGCTTTGCGAGGCGATGGACGCGAGTTTCCGGAAGTTCGGAGTTTCGCCGCTGATTTTTATCAATGTGTTGGATCCGGCAAAGCATAAGACAACAATGCCTGCGGAAAGCGGCACGGCACAGGATGGAGTCTTTGTGGTGAAAAAGACCGGCATTCTGAAATCGAGTGTTGTGGTAAGCGGCGCGAGCGGCGCGCTGACACTTGACACGGATTATGTGCTGGATTTCACAGAGGAAGGATATTTGTCGATTTCCTTCCTGACGGCACAGACGACTGTCAGCGTGACGGCGGATATGCTGAATCCGGCGGCGGTCACAGAGGATGACATTATTGGCGGTTTCCATGCGGAGAGCGGCACGGAGAGCGGCCTGGAAGTCGTGCGGCAGATTTATCCGAAGACCGGATATGTTTTCGGCATGCTGGTTTGCCCGAAGTGGTCGCAGAAAAAGAAGGTCGCGGCAGTTATGGCGGCGAAGACGGAAGATGTGAACGGCCTTTTCAATGCGATTGCGGTGATCGACCTGGATACGGAGACTTGCAAGAAGTATACGGATGTCAAGAAGGCAAAGGAGCAGCTGGGCGTATCGGACAAGAACGCTGTCATTGTCTGGCCTTGCGTCAAGTACAAGAACAGTGTGTACGACTATTCCGTTGTGTGGGCGGCACATGCGGCGCTACTGGATGCGGAAAACGGCGATGTCCCGTACAAATCCCCGTCGAATAAGCCGATTGGCGTGTCTTCTACCTGTCTGGCAGACGGCAAGGAAATCTATCTGGACAACACGCAGGCGGCGTTCGTGAATTCGTGCGGCGTGGTGACGGCAGTCAATGACCAGGGATGGAAGTCGTGGGGCAATGAGAACGCGGGCTTTCCGGAAGTAACCAGCGCCAAGGACCGCTATATCTCGAACCGGCGCATGATGAACTGGTATCGTAATCGCTTTGTGCTGGCGTATAAGGACAGGGTGGATGATCCGGCATCTCGGAGAACGGTTGAGGCGTTTGTGGATTCGGAGAATCAGTATTTGAATTCGCTGGCGTCGGGCGGCTACATTCCGGCAGGATGCAAGATTGGCTATGACGAAAAAGTAAACACGACGGAGGCAATCATGAACGGCGATGTCGTGTTTGACACGCAGCTCGCATTTTTCCCGGTCGCAAAGCATATCGTGAACCGAATCAGCTTCAATCCGCAGCTGATTACGGACGCACTGTCTGGAGGTGAGAAGTAATGAGAAACAGAATCACGAGATCGATGATTCCGGAAGTCATTAACAACTTCAATGCGTATGTTGGAGAAAACGGCGAAAAGCTGATTGGACTTTCCGGACAGGTGACACTGGCAAGCCTGGAGCTTATGACGGCAGAAATCAGCGGCGCGGGAGTGGGTGGAACGTACAGTGTGCCGGTGGGCGGGCTTTTTCAGGACATTACGCAGGAAATCCCGATGCAGGCGCTGACACCGCAGATTGCGCAGATGCTGAACATCAAGAAGAAGTGCCGGATTACGCTGAGAGGCGCAATGCAGATTTATGACAGAGAGACGGGCGCGAGAGACTATGTACAGATGCGGTACACGGTTGAGGGTGCTGTCAAAGGCATGAATCCGGGAAATCTCCAGCTGGGCAACCCTATGGGCACAACGATCACAGTGTCGGCAACCTATGTCTCGCTGGTTGCCGGTGATGACACCCTGATTGAGATTGACAAGCTGAATCAGATTTGCGTTGTGGACGGCGAAGACATTATGCGAGAGATTCGCGAGAGCTGCTGAGAGAATCAAGACGGCCGGTGCTGCATGAGCGGCATCGGCTTTTTCTAAAAGGGAATAGGAGAGGTGCGAACAATGGGAAGACAGAATAAAACGACCGACGGAGAAAATGGCGGAGCAAGCGCGACGGCGGAAGCAAATGTAAAGCAGGGTGCGGCGGGCGCAGAGCAGGAAAAGGTTCCGGCGATTATGACGCTGGAAGTGCCGTTTGAGTTTGAGGGGGAAACATACGAAAGCATTGATTTGTCCGGCCTGGCAACGGCGAGAGCAGAGGATATGTGCGAGGTGGATGAGGAAGCCAAGCGGCAGGGAGACAGCAGTGCAAACGGTCTGCATCCGGAAATTACGCGGAAGTACGCAATGCTATTGGCGTGCCGATTGAACCGGAAGCCATACAACTGGCTTGACAAGATGAATGCAAAAGATTCGATTCGGCTGAGAGAGACGGTGACAGCTTTTTTCTACTTTATGGCCTGAGCCGAGAATCGGCGGCAGAGCTTAGGAAGATTATTGTCTGGATGTCGCTGAGGCTTAGGACGGGAATCGAATTTTTCTATCGGATGAAGATTACGGCTTTACTTGAGTGGGCAGAGACCGTGCGGGAGATGACTGAGGAGAAGTAATGGCGGGAAGAAATACGCAGTATGATTTTCTGATTAAAATTTTGGGTCGCGTGGATCCGTCGCTCAAAACATCGGTGCAATATACCAAACGGCAAATGAAGAAATTCGAGAGCGATTTCTACAAGACGGAAGCCGGTATCTGGAAGAAGGCAACGGGCATTGCGTCGGCCGTCGCAAAAGTGGGCGCGGCGGCGGGAGTGGCAACGGGGGTTGCGCTTAAGAAAGCATATGACGTAGGGTCGGAATTTGAGAAGCACATGGACGAATGGTCCGCAACCGCCGACGCAAGCAATGCGCAATACGAAAAAGCGAGGGGAGCCGCGCTTCTTTGGGGTCGCAAGACTACAAAGACAGCAACGGAGTCGGCGGACGCTTTGAAGTACATGGCGCTTGCTGGATGGGATGTGAATACGTCGATTAAGGCATTGCCGAGCGTCCTGAAACTTTCTGAGGCCACAAACCTTGACCTTGCAAGAACGAGTGACCTTGTGACTGACGCTATGGCGGCAACGGGGACGGAAGCGGGAGAACTGGCACGCTTTCTGGATGTCGCGGCAAAAGCGAACAACCGTTCAAACCAGACGGCGGAACAGCTGCTGGAAGGATATATCAGAACCGGTGCGCAGTTGCATGATTTACATGTCCCGATTGAGGAATCGGCAACGGCATTCGGCGTGCTGGCAAATCGAGGTTTGAAAGCAGAAGAGGCTGGAACAGCATTGCGGTCGGTTTTAATCAACCTGACGACCGGGGCAGGAAGCGCCGGAAAAACGATGGAGAAGCTCGGCATATCGGCATTTGATGACGAGGGAAGATTCATTGGCCTGAAGAACACGATGATGCGCGTGAACGACGCAACGCGGAACATGAGCGACGAGCAGAGGAATGCCGCACTTTCCGCGCTGGGCGGCAAGCGAAATGTGGCGGCGCTGAGCGATATGCTACAGAGCTTAAACAATACGCTGGCGGACGGAAGAACGGAGTGGGATGCACTCCGCGAAGACCTAGACAATGCCGGAGGCGCGCTGAACAAAATGTCGAAGGTTAAGATGGATAACCTTTGGGGCGATTTGAAGATCCTTGAAAGCGCAATGCAGGATGCCGGAATTAGAGCGTATGACGGATTCTCAAACCCACTGAGAGATGCAACGCAGCTGGCGACGAAAGAGGTATACAAGTTCTCGGACAATGTATCTGACAAGATTGGCGTGTGGTATCCGACGATAAAGCGGAATGCGGAAGAAGCCGGGAAAGGATTGAAGGAATTTACGGCACCGATGTTTTCGCTTGGAAAATGGCTTATAGCGAACGGAGATTCCACGGTGGCGGTGCTGGCCGGTATTGCCGGTGGAATTACAACGTTGCACGCCGCGGTGAGCGCGCGGAAGCTGAGCAAGGAAGTTATTGCGTTTACAAAGCTATTCAGCAATCCGATTGCAAGCCCGATTATGCTTATGGGAGCGGCAGCTACAGTTCTGGTCGCGGTCGCGACGAAATATAAAATCGCGTCGGAAGCAGCGAAGAAGGCGGCCTTAGACAAGGCATTCGGAAACATTGCACTGTCTGAAAAAGAACTGCATGAAGTGTCCCGGAAGATTATCGGAGAAGGGACGATTGACAGGCTGGTAGGTTCTGTTGAGCGGCTTGGCGAATTGAAGGACAGCGGGAAAGCAATCAGTGATGTGGCGGAGAAGAGCAAGGAGTTGCTCTTTAAGGTGAGGAACGGGATCACATTTACCAGCGACGATTCAGCGGCGCTGGGAGACAACATCAAGTCCATGATTGAGGACGGCTTGAAGATTGCAAGCGAGGCAAGCTATACAGATGCGATCAGTGTGCGGGCCCTTTTCGGAAATGACGAAGAGGGGAAAGGGCTGATTCAGAATTTTGCAAGCTACAACGAACGGATCGGGAAGGAAATCAGCGAGAAGGGAGAAGAACTCGGGAAGCTGTATTCGGACGCTATCAAGGACGGAGCGATTGATAGCCATGAGGCAGAAATCATTGAAGCAAAGATTCAGGAGTACCAGAACATTACAGACGGAATCACGCGCTATGTGACCGAAGCAAAGCAACGGCGACTGGTTGATGATGTGCTGGCGAAGGGCGGGCAGCAGTTGACGCCGGATAGCCTAAAGAATCTGTACTCTGATTTGAACAGCACAACGAAGGAAACGCTGAACAATCTGACAACGACATATGAATACACGCAAGGCAAGCTGGAAAAGCAGAGAGCTGATTCGGCGAGCGGAAAGATTGCGGAAGGGACTCCGGGATATCTCAGCGCCGATGATTACAACGCAGCGATAGAGCAGGCGCGGAATAAATACATCGGGGAGCGGAACCGTGTTTCGTCGGCGAGTGTGACTTCAAGCATTGAAGCAATTATGCGGGCGGATAGCGGCAAGTATCAGGCGGCGTCCGACCGGCTATCTGAGGCGATTGTAAAGGCAGAAAACGAAGCGTGGGAAAAGGCACAGGCAAGAGGCAATCCGGAAGCGCACTATGCCACCTATCTGCAGGAGAGTCTGGCGGCGGCGCAGTACACGGTGGGCGAGACCCTGAGCAATGCTGAGGTGAAGAACCTACAAGATTTACGCAAGGCAATCGAACCGCAGATTGCTGAACTGAGAGCGGCGCGGGATGAGGCGTTAAAGCGCGGATTAAAGATTGATCCGGAGACGGCGAAGGCGATTAGTCTGGCGGACAATCTGGACATGCTGATTGGCGATAAAAATGCAATCTACAAGAAGGTCGGGTCCCTTTTCCAGGGAAATGAGAAACAGGTTTCTATACTTGAGGGAGCAAAGAATATCCCGACTATGATTAAAAACGGGATTATGTCCGGACTGAAAGAAAAACAGCTGGACGGAGCAGGGATTGCAAACAGCGTGGGAACGAGCATCAATTCGGGACTGCGGGAGAAATTAAACAGCGGATATTTTATGCAGAGCGCGATTCCTGCAGTAAACAATATGAGAAGCGCATTCCAAACCGCAACGCTAAGTACTCCGATTGTCCTTACGCCGGACATTCGCATTGATACAAGTCGCGCAACGATGGGAACGCTGCCGACAATACAAGCGGGGAATGTGGGCGCGCCGGTGAACTATAGGAGCAGCAGTCCGGCAGCCGGAAAGAAGCAGACACCGCCGAAGACCACCAACTTCCTGAGCGGGCTATTCAAGAAGAACGCACTTGGCGGTATCTACGACAAGCCGATTCTGACTGAGGTGGCAGAGGCCGGTGACGCTGAGGCTATCATTCCGATTAACCGGACGGCGCGCGCGGCAGAGCTATATAAAGAGACAGGAAGAAGGCTTGCGGCGCAGGGAAACGGCACAGAGACGGCGGCCGCGAATATCAGCCTGACTATCAATGTTGCGGGGAATGCGGACCGGAAAGAGGTTGAGGCAGCAGGACAGACGCTACTAGACCGGTTCGGAGAGTTGATGCGGCAATATCAGAGAAGGGAGGCTCGGACAGCGTTTTGAGGCAATATGAGACGGTGAGCGGCGACACATTTGATGTTGTCGCTCATAAGATATGGGGAGATGCAAAAAGAGCCGGAGAGCTGATGCAGGCGAATTTTGCGGCATTGGAATATCTGATTTTCCCGTCCGGTGTGATCCTGAAAGTTCCGGAAGGCGGGGATATAAGCGCGGCGAGAAATCAGGCAAACGGGAAGGCAGGAGATGCATTTAATTTCAGGGAGGTAATTCTTGGGACTGGCAAGGCGGGCGCGGGTAAAGATTCTGTATGACGGACAGGACACGGGGCTTTCTGAGAAGGCGCTATCGGTATCTTATACCGACAATGCCGAAGGGAAGTCGGACGATGTAAGGGTCACACTGGAAGATAGGGATTTGAAGTGGATAGAGGGGAAGAACAGCCTGCCGGAGATTGGTCATGAGTTGGATTTGACAATCTATCTGGATCACTGGGATACCGACCTCGATATGCAGAGCTATCATGTCGGGAAATTTGTGATTGATGACATTACGCTGAGCCATGGAGCGGCCGGAACGGTAACACTCGGCGCCGTGTCTATGCCGGCGGATGAAGGGTTCAATTCCGTGTGGCGGTCGGAGACCTGGAACAAGGTGACATTAAAGCAGCTGGCACAAGAGATTATGGCGCGCTACGGCATGGAAAAGCTTTTCTGGTACGGCGAAGAGCGGATCCTGGAGGCAGTAGAGCAGCAGAATGAAAGTGACAGCGCGTTCTTAAAGAATCAATGTGACAAGCAGGGGCTTTGCCTGAAAGTATATAAAACAGGGCTTGTGATATTCGACAAACGGCTATACGAATCGCGGGGATTCAAGTACCTGTTTACGCGGTATGACACGGAGAGCCTATCTTACAACCGGACGCTTTTCGGGACCTATACCGGCGGAGAGGTGAAGTATACAAAGAGCGGCGGGAAAGAGAGTGAAGCAAAGACGATTGATGTGACGGTGGGAACACCGGAGCGGCTTCTTAGACTGAATCAAAGCGTGCAAGATGAGGAAGAGGCAAGAAAACTCGCGATTGCCCGCGTGAACGAGGCAAATGAGAAAGCAGAGACGGTGAGTTTAACCGTGATACCGCAGACGATTTTATATGCCTCGGACAATTTCTTTTTGGATCGTATGGGCGTGATGGATGGTAAGTATTTTACGCAGAGCGTGACGCACAATATAGGCGGCGGGAGATATAGCTGCACTGTGAGCGGATACAAGGTATTCAACAGGCTGTGAAGGAGAAGAGGCAGTGGAAAATATAAGACTGGGAAGAATCAGTACATTTGACGCAGAGAGCGGCACGGCCTCGGTGTACTATCCGGACAGGGGAAAGAATGCCACAAAGAATTTCCCGATATTGGCGCCGTTTGGGATTGCACAGAAATTTGAGAAGGAAGACCTGGTTGTTGTGATGTACTTCTCAAACAGCGAAGAGAGCGGAGTAATTCTCGGCGGTGTTTCAGAATACGGGAGCGTGCCAAAGGCTGTGATCGGGGCGAAAGACGGAGCAATGACGGTAGAGGCGATTTCCGTTACATACACCGCAGGCGGAAAGCAAATTGACTTGAAAGAGCTGGCTGAGAAAGTGGAGGCAATGGGAGCGGAATGAAGGTTGGAAGCTGGGGGAATGTAATCCGCTTTCAGGTATCGGGGAACAAAGTTCTGACTTTCCAGAACGGAATGTCAAGAACAACATCGGTGCAATACGAGACGCACAACATGCTATACGGGGCGCCGCGGCTGCAGTTTGTGGGGCCCGGAACGGAGACAGTGCGCTTTACGATGGAGCTACACGCGATGCTTTGCCGGAAACCGGTGCGCGTAGAGAACGACATAAGAAGAGCGATGCTTAAGGGAGAATATTATCCGCTGATTGTGGGCGGGAAATGCATTATGAAAAACGCGCTGATCACATCTATGTCTACAAGCTACGATATCGTGATTGTAGACGGACGTATTATGTCGTTGAAGATAGACATTGAGATGAGCGACTATAACTAAGGGAAGCGGGCACGGAGACTATGAGAGCGGAATATATCACGAGCGAAAACGATGAAGAGATGCGGGAGATTCTAAAGGGACTGGACATGCTTTTATCGGTTCCGGAAGGGTCGATGCCGTGCAATCGGGATTTCGGAATTTCGTGGTCAAATTTGGACTTGCCGAAGGAAGAGCTGGAGAACGAATACACGACGGCGCTGATTATTAAGGCGGCGGAGTTTATTCCGGAAATAGAAATCCGTGAGATAAAGTTCACTGAGAATGAAGACGGCGAATTGCTGGCAAGAATCGAAGTTGAGAGGTCTTGAGCGTGGGAAAAACAGATGAACTGAAAAAATATCCGGAGCTTTCATTTATCGACGAAATGACATTGCCACGTTTAATCGAAAATATGGAAGCACTGTATAAGCAGAAATATTTCGAGACGACGGGAAGAATAAAGCGGTTCCGGGCGACGGACAGAGAGCGGCTATTGCTGGAGGCCTGCGCCTATTATCTTTATCAGGGCTATGTGATGGTGGATCGCGCCGGAAAAATGAACCTTCTGAAATACGCCGAAGGGAAGTACCTGGAAAACCTCGGAGCGCTCAAAGGGATTCAGCGGAACGGCGCAGAGGGCTCGGTGGCGACGGTGAAGTTTTCCTTGCGGTCGAGGCGTGAGAGCACGACACCAATCCCGAAGGGGAGCCGTGTGACGGCGGGGGATGGCGTGGCGTTTGAGACAACGGCATATGCAGAGATACCGGCGGGAGAAACATCGGTACAGGTCAAGGCAAAGTGTCAGAGCACTGGTCTGATTACGAACAACTACGCTGCCGGAGAAATCAGCAGAATGGTAGATGCCATTCCGTATGTGGACGCGGTGCAGAATATGACAATTCCGGCAGGCGGCAAAGATGTGGAAACAGACGATGAGCTGAGAGAGCGGATTTATATGGCGCCGGAAGGCTACACGACGGCCGGAAGTCTGGAGGCATATCGATATCATGCAATCCGGTTTGATTCGACGCTGGAAGATGTGGCCGTATTTTCACCGGCACCGAACGAGGTGACGATTGTTGCGCTGCAGGACGGCGGCGTTATTCCGTCCGGCGAATACATAGAGAATCTGCAAAAGTTCATTTCGAGAGATGATATTCGGATGCTGACTGACAAGGTGAGCGTCAAGGCGCCGCAAACGATGCCCTACGATGTGGATGTGGAATACTGGATTAACAAGAGCGATGAGGACCGTGCAGAAACAATCCAGAAGAGCGTCAACGAAGCAGTTGAAGAGTTTATCAACTGGCAGAAGGGGAAAATCGGGAGAGACATTGTTCCGGACAAGCTGCGGTATCTGATGATTCGTGCCGGGGCAAAGCGAGTGGAAATTGCCAAAAGCCCGCAGTTTATGACGGTGGGGCGCGACACCGTGGCTGTATTGGGCAGGAAAACCATACGATATCAGGGGCTGGAAGATGATTGAATATCAGAGCGGAGAGCTTAAAAATCTACTTCCGGCGGTATTTGCGGAAGATGCGGAAGTGATTGCACTGTCATTTGCCTTGAAGCGAACCATGGCAGATGTGCTACAGGCGGCGGCTCGGACGGGAATATACGCAGATCTGGACGGAGTACCGGAAAAGGTATTGGACTACCTCGCAAAAGAGTGGAAAGTCACATACTACAGAGCGGAATTCAGCGTGCAGAGAAAACGCGAAATTCTGAAAAATGCTTTGAAGGTAAAGATGTTCGCGGGGACAAAAAGCGCGGTGCAGCAGCTGGCGTCTATGCTTTTTGGAAAGGCGGAGATTGAAGAGTGGTTTGAATTCCGGGAAGCAAGACAAGAGCCCGGATATTTCGATGTAAAGGTGACGGCGGAAGAGACACTGACAGCCGAACAGCACGAAGGATTTGGGCGGCTGATTGAGGATATCAAGAACGCGTCGTCGCATATCCGGACAATCAAGACACAAGAGACGGCACAGGGCAGTGTCTATACCGGAGCGGCACTTGGAGAAGCGCTTGAGCAGGGACTTGAGGTCAACGGGGGGTAAGAGTGGCGAAATACAGAAAAGTTGAGATTACAGACGCGGGCACAGCGCTCGCGCGCCGAGCGCTTTCCGGAGAGACAAAAATCACATTCACGAAGGTTGAGACGGGAAGTGGAAGCTATAGCTTGTCAGAGAACCTGAAAGAGAAACAGGGATTAAAGGCAAGGGAACAAAGCTTTGCCGTGTCGAGTGTGGAAAGCGCACCGCAATCGGGGATGATTGTGCGGGCTGTAATCAGCAATCTGAATCAGGACGGGAGTCATGTTCAGAGCGGGTACTACATGCGAGAGGTTGCCTTGTATGCAAAAGGCAATTCGGGAGCGGAAATTCTTTATGCGCTCGCAGTGGCAGAGCAAGGGAAAGAAGAGTATGTGCCGGAATATGCTGCCGGGCATCCGTTTTCCAATACGCTGGATTTCATTCTGGCGCTGAGCAATGCAGAGAATATCCAGATTCAGTATGAACTGAGTGCCTATGCGACGGCACGAGACCTGGCGGCATTGCGGGGGAAAGTACAGGAAAACACCGACAAGGCGGCGGAGAATCAGACGAAAGCGAAACGCGCGGAAGATAAAGCGGACCTGAATGCAAAACGCTGGGACATTGAGGTAACGCTGGACGGCTGGAGCAGCACATTTCCGTACAAGAAAACAGTGGCGGTTCAGGGGATGAAGGCTGAATATGCGCCGTGCTTTTCAGTCTTGAACGATGCAGCGGATGAAACCAGCGCAAAGCGGATCCGGAAAATATCGCTGAAAAGGGTCCGCACGATGAACGGCAGTGTGGAGATTGAATGTATGAAGCCGCCCGCGACGGCATTCCGGATGATCGGAAAGGGTGTGTGATATGGCGGAAGGAATTGTATTACAGAACGGCGGCGGAGGCGGCGCGTCTGATGAGCTGACGGCCACGGCCGCAAACGTGCTTGCCGGAAGAACCTATGTCGGAGCAGATACAGAGGATGAGGCAGGAGCGGGAGCAATGCCGGATAACGGTGCGATGCAAAGAGTGCTGCGAGCCGGTGAAAATGTCCCGATTCCGAAGGGGTATCACAACGGCAGTGGGACGGTAAGAGCGGCACCGCTTGCGGAACAGACTCCGGGAAACGCGACAGCGGGAGATATTCTGAGAGGGAAAACGGCGTGGTCTAACGGCGGCCGTGTGGACGGAAGTATCCCGATCATTGACACGATGGGAAACGGCGACGGACGGGGGAACAATTCGCAGTGGTTCGGTCTTGATGGCAACAATCGGACGTTCTGGGTGGAGTTACCGCACAGGGCGGCATACTACACACGTCACGATGGGAAGCCTCATGTAACTATTGACGCGGCTGCCCTTGGAAATGTCATAAAAGAACAAGTGTTACAGGGTGCGAGGTTTTCTTGTCAATACGGCATCAATGTAGAGGGGACAATCCCCACATGGCACGCCTCGGGCGACATTGGCGGGCAGAAGGTAATTGACGCTTTTCAGAGCACAGCGTTCGCCGGAGATTACGGGGCAAAAGGCCGCGGGGTCTTTATGCGAATCCTTGGCGGGGTTTATACCGAACCCGGAACGATGTGGTGCTTTGCGCCCGCAGATACGATTTTGCCGCATAACATTCGCGAAGGTGTCCCGATTTTGGGAACGACCGGTACTATGAAGGATTATGCCGCGTCATGCGTCCCTTTTGACGGTGCCCATTTCGATGGAGTGCATTTTTCGGGGTGGGCGGAAGGGCTGATAAATACTCGCGCGAGGTATTCGCTGGGACCAATAGGGGGATTGAATCCTGCGAGGAGTGCAGAAGCCACGAGTCAGATAGGCGGAAATACCACCGGCGGGGGAGAACCCGCAATTTGTCTATGGGTGCTTACGCCGAGTGTGGCGTTACAGCCCTTTAGGAAGGCGCTGGTCACAGTGTCGTACTCCACCAACGCCACAATCATGCCGCACGGCAACGGCGTGAATGTGTGGGGTGGCTTTAGCCGCATCACCGGACAGCCGCGCGACCGCGTGCTATCGCCCATACGGGAGAAGGCTGTCACCGGACAGCGGGCACAGAGCGGCCGTGTGACGCTGGATATACCGCTGGATGGCGTGACAGAGCAAGGCTTTTTGGTAATCGCCGCCCACGGCAGCAATTTCCGCCGGACTGTTGGAAATACGGTTTTTGTCGCGCGACTGGAGCGCGTAGAGCTAATAGCATGAGCGAAAGGGAGAGCATGAAAGAAACGGTGATTTTTGACGGCAGAACGGGTTCAGTGCTGGCAATTATGGGAGAGTGCGACACGGAGCATGTCGAGGCATTGGTTATTGATGTTCCGGACGGCATGCGAGTGGATTCGGTGGACGTGAGCGGAGAAGAGCCGCAGCCTATCATGTCAGAAACGCCCGCGAGTTTGCAGATGCAGTTAAATGAGGCGATTGCACGAAGCGATAAGCTTAGGTCGGAGCTTAAAGTGGAGATGATGCAAATGATTAACGAAGTGCTGAAAGGAGAGGAAGAGGAAGGGGAATGAGCATGGAGAAGAACGGCAAGCCAAAGGGCATCTACAAGAGCTACGCAGAGTTAATTGTCGCCGGGCTGATGACATTCGCAGAGCTTGCGAAGCGTCTGAGAAAAGGCGTTGCGGCAGTCCTTAAGGCCATGGGACGCGAGGACCTTGCGACGGACAGCAATGCGACACCGAAAGGCGAGGAGTGAAGTGGGATGAGATCGCGCGCCTGGTAGATATTAACACCCTGTTAAACACAGCGGGGTGGCTGATTGTGGGAATCCTAACGGCGGCGGAGAAGTTGCTGCCGGAGGGAAAGAAACCGTGGTCGGCGCTTGCTCGGGTTTTGGGGCATGAGTTGAATCGCGGGGTGACAGAGCGCGTGAGCGGTATTGAGCGAACGCTATCAGAGCTATCTGATAAAGTGGATGCCGCGGCTGAGGCAAATTTGGAAACGCGGGCCATTGCTGCGAGAGTGCGGATACTGAGGTTTGGCGACGAACTGCAGGATGGAAGGTATCATTCCAAGGACAGCTTTGATCAAGTGGTGATGGATATTGATGCTTACGACAACTATTGTCAAGAGCATCCGAATTTTCGGAACCATATCACAAACACAACGGCGCATTACATAATGGAGCGCTATCAGGAATGTATGAGAAAACGCAGCTTTTCGGAAAGAGAAAAGAGAGAGGAAAGGAAATGAAATGAGCAGAGAGGATCTGATTAGAAAGCTTACGAGCAGGAAGTTCTGGACGGCGGTGGTGGCATTTGTTTTCGAGGTGATGGTTTACTTCGGGGCAAATCAGAGTCAGGCGACACAGGTTTCGTCCATTATCATGGCGGGTGCCACGATGATCGGCTATGCCCTCAGTGAGGGACTGGCAGACGGCGGGAGAGGCTACGCGCTGCCGGAAGCGGTGAAGAGCGACACGATCGCGCCGGACACCAAAGAAGAGTGAATTGACAAGGGGAGCGGGTGCTTTGCGGCGCCCGCTTTGTCTTAGAAGGGAGAAGAAAGATGAATTCGTATCAGGCGGGAAAGAAGCTTTTGTGCGGTGAGTACACGTCTTTCACGGTGAGCGGGAAGGGCCTTTTTGTACGGGCAAAGAGATGGTTCGCAGAGCCGGAAATCGGGGATATCGTGTATTTCTATCATGCGTCGATGGGGCGTGTAGCGCATGTGGGAATCGTGGTAGATGTAATCCGCGGACTTTTCGGCGCATTTACGATTACGACGGTCGAGGGGAACACGGAGCCCGGCAAGAGATTTTCGAGAGACGGCGGCAGTGTGGCGGAAAAGCACTACACTTTCCACAAGAGCGAGGTGGGCGGAAAGCATCTGATCGATGGTTTCGGCAGACCGATGTATGGCGCCGACACATGCACGGCAGCAGAGCTGATTGCGGCAGCAAGAGCAGAGATTGGCTATGTCGAAAAGGCAAGCGCGGCGCAGCTGGAGAATCGCAGCGGAAATCCAGGCGACAAGAACTACACAAAGTTCGGAGCGTGGTACGGGCTGAATGCAGCGCCGTGGTGTCAGGAATTTGTGAGCTGGTGCGCATATACCGCGTGCGCGGCACACAGGGCAAAGGCTCATACCGGATGGGAAAAGGCGGGAGACCGCTGGACATACATTGATGAGAACGGCGAGAAGGTTGCAGGACGCTGGGCATATATCGGTGGTAGATGGTATGTTTTTGACAACGCCGGTTATATGATTCGCGGCTGGTTTAAGGACCGGTCGGGCTGGTATTATATGGCGGATGACGGCGGAATGCTTGCGGGGCAGTGGTTGGATTATAACGGCGAACAGTATTATCTGACCAAGACGGGAGCAATGGCAAAAAATGCCTATGTTCGTTCGGAAAAGACGATTGCGCCGGGACGCGGATATATTTATTACCGCGTAGACGGAGAAGGCAAGTGGGACGCTTCAAGAGACACGGAGACGCCGGATTATTCAGACGCAGAGCTTGTAGAGTGAACAATACGTGATGTTTCTAATTTGTTACTAGATAGAATCAAACGGCATAACTTGAGGGCATGACAGAGGGTGAACAATCGAGCGTTTAAGCGGGTACAGCGTGGCGCAAGATGGTGAGGAAGCAATCAGTTCTATTTTCCGACGATTTCCGTCGACGAACTTGGGAGCGAGAAAGTGTATCCCAAGCGGGTTCAGGCAGCCTGGAAAAAACTGGAACTTCCCGAATACAGGACGGCCGGAGCCTTAGGCATGGGAGAAGAGAGTTTTCAAGATAGATTTGGTTTTTCACCGAATAAGCTGCAAGCGGCAGTTATGGATGTTGCGGAAAATGTCGGTGAACCCGGATTACTTATCATCGAGGCACAGATGGGAGTGGGCAAGACAGAAGCGGCCCTTGCAGCATCTGAGATTTTTGCGGGAATTTGTGGGAGCGGAGGACTGTTTTTCGGCTTGCCGACACAGGCAACAGCAAATGGCATATTTCCTCGTATTCTGGATTGGGCAAAGAAACAGTTGGAGCAAGGCCAAAAGTTTTCTTTGATACTGAAGCATAGCAAGGCAGATTTGAATCCGGATTATGCAAAGTTACTGGAAGAAATGAAAACGCAATTTGAGGGAGAAGCGCAGATTGATTGCGAAGATGACGCTCAGCTTGTGGTGCATTCCTTTTTCCGCGGGCGCAAGCAGGCATTGCTTTCGGATTTTGTCGTAGCAACAGTTGATCAGATCTTAATGGCAGCTTTGAAACAGAAACATCTGATGTTGCGGCATCTTGGCATGGCCGGGAAAATCGTAATCATCGATGAAGTTCATGCGTACGATGCCTATATGTCGGTTTATTTGGAACAGGCACTTTGTTGGCTCGGCGCATACCATGTACCGGTCATTCTTCTCTCGGCGACTTTGCCTGCAGAACAACGCGTCAGTTTCGTAAATGCATATCTCAGTAACAGAGACGGGAGTTCACAAGAAGAAGTGAAGGAGTGGAAAGAAGCGAGAGGCTATCCGCTCCTTACCTGGACAGATGAAAATAAGATTTGCCAGCGAGAACTGCAACTGCAGGGAAATACGCGCAATGTATTGATAAAGAGAGTGAAGGAATCAGCTCGAATTGATATTTTACGCGAGAAATTGATGGACGGAGGATGTGCAATCGTTATTCTCAGCACCATACGCCGAGCGCAAGAGTTTGCCAAAGAAGTGAGAGCGCAAATGCCGGAAGCGGAGATTATTCTACTGCACAGTGCGTTTTTGATGCCGGACCGCGCAGCGCGTGAGCGTGAATTGTTGCAAAAACTGGGAAAGCGCTCTACCAAAGCGGAGCGAGATTACTTGATTGTAATCGGGACATCGGTGCTCGAACAAAGCTTGGATATTGACGGAGATGTGATGTTCATCGACCTTTGCCCCATGGACTTACTCCTGCAACGCTTGGGGCGCTTACATCGTCATGCAATCCACGACAGTATGCGGCCGGAACAGCTGAAAGCGGCACAGTGCTATGTTATAGAGCCGGATGAAGATGCGTTTGAGTCAGGAACCAGCCGCATTTACGGGGATTATCTCCTTATGAGAACCAAGAAACGTTTGCCGGATCACATCACACTGCCAACAGACATTCCGAATTTGGTACAGGATTGTTACGGAACCTGGGATCCGCAGTTTGCGGGAGAAGAAGTCAGCATATATCAAAAGGCTGGAGAGAAGGAAATAAAAAAAACAAAGTTAAAACGTACGGGAGCTCAGACGTATGTGCTGGGGGATCCGGATGAGAGCCTAACGGGTTGGCTCGGTAATGTGAAGTCTGACTTTTCTGAAGGAAAGGCTATGGCCCAAGTCAGAGATGCGGAGAATAGCATTGAAGTACTCTTGTTTATCAAGCATGAGGATGAAATCAGATATTTGCCATGGCAACAGGAAGGAGAGAGCTTGCCTCTGGATAGGATCCCCTCGAAGGAAGAAAAACGAAAGATTTTACAACAATGCGTTAAATTACCCGGAGCGTTATGTAAAACATGGAAAATCGACATGACACTAAAGGAACTGAATCAAATAAGACAGTGGGTTCTGGCCGGAGAATGGAAACAGGATGCCGAGTTGAGAGAAGAATCTTTCCTGCTACTGGATGAAAATTTAGAGACAAACTTTGCCGGATTTCATCTGCGTTACACGAAAGCGGAAGGATTAATTTGTGAGAAGGGAGAAGGAGATGATAGAACCTGA